CCACCAGGCGCAGACCCTCCGCCTTCAGCAGCGAGCCCTGCGGTGTCGGGTTGAAGTTGAGGCAGGACGCCAGCCCCTGCTTGTAGACCGGCGCATCCACGCGCCCGCGCAGCCGGGGCGACAACTCCCCGGCCGCGAAGCTGGTCTGGATGGGGAACGGTGCGGGCATCGACTACCGCCTCTGTGCCAGCGAGTCCGACCGCGTCTTCTCCGACTTTCCCTGACGACCGTCCGAGCCCGAAGAACTCTTCAGTTTAGCCTCCGAGATCCGCACCAGTGACGCCCAGAGTGTGGCGTTCTCCGTGAGCGGGATGCACAGTTCCACCGCCAACTGCGCAGCAAGCGTGAAGACGAACGAGTTGGAGAAGTTGGCCTCGTCGCAGGTGCCGTCCACCCCCTCGACGTAGAGCGAGGCGGGGGAGTCATCAGCCAGCACCTGCTGCCCGATGCGCTCCCACCCGATCCGGTAGTCCCCCTTCCCGTCGTCGCACCGATGCACGCGCACGCAGGCCACCGGGATGATGTAGGCCGCGTCGTACTTCACGCTGACGGGGGCCGCCACCTCCTTGGTGATCAGCCACGTCTTCATGGCGAAGGTCCAGTTCCGGTCCTCGAGCAGGGCCGCCTTCACCGACGCGTAGAACGTGCGGCAGAGGACGCCCTGCGGGGTGGTGTCGGAGGTGATGTCCCCGATGGCCGGAGTGGCCAGGTACCCCAACGCGAGGTTGCAGATCTGGGTGCTGGTCATGTACTACCCCAGCGGGTCGGAAGGAGGCGCGTCCTTGGCCCGCGCGGCGACCTTCTCCGCGATGGACTTGACCTTGCCCTTGGCCGCATCCGCCGCAGCCTTGGCGTCCTTGGCCTTGGCCGACAGGTCATCGGCCACCGCCGCCGCCTCGACCCCGGCTTCCGGAGAGGTCAACTGATCGAGTCGCCAGCGGTAGACCAGGGTGACGTTGGCCGGCTCGAGGTCGGGAAGCGCAGCGATCACTTCAGCCTCCGTGGCCCCGTCTCGCGCCATCTGGAAGATGACCGAGTTCTCGTCGGGGCCCGGGGAGGAACGAAGGATCTTGTCAGGAACGGGATTGACACCGATGAATTCCATGTGGGGCTCCTAGGACTTCTTGAGGACGTTGTCCTTGTAGCACTTGAGGGCTTGCGTCAGCGCCGCGTCCCATGCCCTGGTGCGCTCCACCGCGCCCACCCCGGCCGCAGTCCCGTAGACCGTGGAGCCGATGATGATGCCGACCTCGGTCTCGACCACCGTGGTGGCGGCCGCGACGACGGAGCGGGTGTAGTTTCCCGCGCTCTGGAACTGCCCCGCCGGCGTCATCGCCGCCTTGAGCAGCACCCGGTCGGTGGCGGTGGGGAGCGGCGTGGTGATGCGGCGCCGCCTCATGAATGCCTCCCCGATCTTCTCGATCAGATTGAAGGCGGTGAGCAGGGACAGCCTGTTGGTGATGACCGCGTTGGTCCCGACGAAGATGGTGATCTCGTCCACGGCGCAGACCCCGTAGGTCACTCCCGCCGCGTTGTAGACCGCCGCCTTCGCGGTACCGTCCATCTTGACTCGCACCATCTTCGCCATGTGGAACCTCTGCGTGAGAGAAGAGAAAGGGGCCGCGCGGGAGTGAGGAGGCTCTCGCGCGGCCCCCATCAAGAAGCGGTTCCTAGGTCACCGTCTCCTTGAGCTTGCACCAGACGAGGTGCTCGTCCTCGACGCGGACGGCGCCGGCCGTCATGGCCGTGTAGACCTGCCAGGCGAAGCTGCGGGACGGGTCCTGGGCCACCTGTGCCCAGATGTTCTTGGCCCAGTGCAGGCCGAGCGCCTTCCGGGTCATGGCGATGCAGTCCCGGTTGGTGGTGGTGAGGCCGAGCCGGTTGCTCACGATCCACGTGAAGCCCATCCAGTTGGGGGCGAAGCCCCGCTCCGCCAGCGACTTGACGTTGACGTAGTCGCTCGAGGTGTACTCCACCAACTGCTGCAGCTTGCGAAGCTGCTTCGGAGCGATGACGAAGACCTTCTCCTCGTCGGCGCCGATGTTGTTCACCATGAACAGTTCGTACACCTGGGAGACGAAGTCGAACGAGATCTCCGTCGAGTAGTCGCCCAGGATCTGGCCGGCCGGGAAGGTGACGGCCGAACCCGCGCCATCACGCGAGGAGGCAGTGGCCGCCGCGATGATGAGGTCATCGGTCTTGCGCTTGGCCGCCTTGGCCAGGGCCTGGGTGATGTTGCTGGTGGGATCCACCAGCATCTGGGACGGGTCCTCGGCTTCCACGAGGTCGCCCGCGTGGTAGGTGCCGACGATGCTCTGCCGGCGCGACCAGGGGGCGTCGTTGACCGGGCTGGCGACCGCGCGGCCCGACTTCGTCGCCATGGTCATCTGCCCCAGGCGTTCGAAGTTGTGGGACACGGAGTCGTGCTGGGCCTGTTGCACCCAGTTGGCGAGCAGCGCCTCGCCCTGCTGGGCGAGGAACCGGACGTTGTTTTCGAAGGTCTGGATCTGGACTGCAGTGATGGTATTGGCCATGGAAATCTCCGATTCGTTGTGAAAGTTTGAACTTCACTCTCGCAACGAGTTCTCGGTTTCCCGGCCCGTCACATGACTCGATCCGCAGTCAGCGGGCCCGGGGGTTGGGGCCTCTTGGTTATCCCGCCCCCGGACTGCCATATGTGGCACTACACTACACTACGCTACGATGCACTACCCCGTTCGGCTCGTCAAGCGGGGACCCGCAAGTTCTTGCAGCTTGAGCATCTTCTGGATGGCCGCACCGTGCGCCGGGTCCCGGTCATTCCAGTACGGGTGCGCCCGGTTGTGCATGATCTCGGAGATGGCCATCAGCGCATCCGCCGGCGCCAGCGCACCGCTCGCGTTCTCCTGGCGCATCTCCTTCGGGTTCGCCCCCACTGCCAGCGCCACCGTGTGCAGGAACTTCATCTGGTCCACAGGAATGCTGCCCTTGAGGATGGCCGCCACCTGGGTCTCGCTCATGCCGAGCTTGGTCGCGGCCGCCGCTACCTGCTGGACCCGCTCGTCGTAGGCCGCGCCCCACTCAGTTCGGAGGGCGGCCTGAGAGGCCCTGGCCGCCTCCTGGGCCACCGCGACCTGCGCGGCCGTCTGCTTGGACAGGATCTGGAACTGCTTCACCGTCAGGCCCGCCTCGGCAGCCTGCTTGCGGGCAGAGGCAAGGTCGATGGCCTTGGCCGTCTCCTCGTCCACCGTGTAGCCGTCCTCCTTCTCGGGCCGGCCCAGCCTCTTGAAGAGCGGCGCCTCGTCCGACCCTTCGGGGGCGTAGATGAGGTCGGGGACCGCCTTCTGCATCTTCTCCCGGAACTCCTTCTTCGCGTCGTCAGAGGCGTCCGCCCCCGGTGGCCGGATGGACGCACCGATCATCCGGCTGGCCTCGATGTAACTCTTGGCCATCTCCGCTGGGCTCTTGAACTTGACGACGTTGGGGTCCGCCTTCAGATCATCAGGAAGGGTGTCCAGCCAGCTTGTCTCCTCAGCCATGGGCTTCTCCTATGCCAGCGGATCGACCGCTGCTTTCTGGTTGGCGTTGAACCGCTGCAACTGCTGCAGGTACAGGACCACGTCGTAGGCCCCGATGTTGTACGCGGTGCGCTGCGGGTCAGCCCCCAGCAGCGACTTCCCGGTCTTGCCGGTCACGAACTCCGCTTCGATGATCTCGAGCAGGGCCTGCCCACCGGGGGTCGCCAGCATCTGACTGACCACCAGGGACTTCCTGACGAGGTTCGCCTTCACGTCCTCCACGCTAGGCATTCGCTCCTCCAGTCTGCGCCGCCAACTGTTGCGCGCCGGCCGCCGCGCGCGCCCCCTCCGCCTGGGTCTTCGCCACCTGCGCCTGTTGCGCAGCAGCCTGCATCTGCTCCCGCTCCTTGCGCCGCTTCCCGGCCTCCGCCGAATCACGGAGCAGGGTGCCGGGGGTGGAGAGCCGCTCCGCCATCTCGCGCACCAACTGCTGCGCGTCGAAGACATCGCCCACTTCCATGAACCCCATCTTCTGCAAGGCAGCGACACCGGAGGCCAGCCGCTCGAGCGCCGCCACTTCGTCACTGCGCTGCGAGCGCATGAGCGGCCCCAGGTACTCGATCTTCATCTGGGCCTTCGCGGCAAGCACCACCTCGGGGATGTCCAGCAGTTGGCCCTCCCGGTACATCATGTTGAAGGTGGTCTGCAGGACGTTGTCCGAAAGATCGGTCTGGATGCGCTTGGCCGGCCCCGCCAGCACGCGGTTGAGAAGCTCGAATCGGATCTGCGCTTCGGTCGCGGTCATCGCCGGGCTGTCCTTCATCACGAGGTCGTCCTCGCGGAAGAAGCGCCGCACCATCGTGCGAAGTTCCGAGAGCATGGTCTCGGAGACATCGAACCTGGCCTTGCTCTCGAATGGAGCGATGTCCTCGAGCGAACGAACCGTGGTCATCCCGCCCTTCCCGAGGTCGAGGTCGGAGAGCAGACCCCGCTCTGTCACGAGCACCGCAGGATCCACCACCTTCTCAGCGGCGTTGAGCGTGGCCTCCTCGAAAGCGTTGAGTAGCTTGATGGTGGGGAGGGCCAGCGTGCCAGGCCCGTAGCCCCAGCGAGAACCAGATGCCCGGTCGTAGCGCAGAACGAAGGCCGGCATCTCGTAGTAGCCGCCGGACTGCAGGGTGAGCGCATTCGTCCGCAGGATGTAGCGGAATTCGAAGGGGCGAAGGTCTGGGGCCCGGGTGCGCTCCCCGAGTTGCATCGGCTTCGCACCCTCGCGCGGGACGATGCAGAAGACGATCTCCAACATGGTGTCGGGGTTCTTCGCCTGCGCATCGAGGACCTCCTTGGGGGCCAGCAGGTTCCCGTCCGCGTCCTTGCCCAGCTTCGAAATGATCTTCGATGGAGTCCAGCGGAAGCGACGGTAGAACCGGTACACCCGACCCCGGTAGTCCTCTTCGAAGCAGAGTTCCTCGAGCGGCACCGAGTTGAACTCGAGCCCTTCCCATGTGAGGGGGTTGGCCAGTTCCTCGGTGATGCAAGCGTTGCCGAGCCCCACCGCATCATGGAGCGCAGACGCCGACTCGAGCCCCCAGTTGCTGGCGTTGAGCGTGTAGAAGAGCCGGTCGGTCGTATCATCCAGCCAGACCTTGGCCTTGGGCTCCTTGTTGAGAGCCTTGCTCCGGAACCCGAAGGCGTACCAGAGCGCGGATGAGGGGAACATCGCAGAGTGGATGAAGGACGAGAGGCGGGCCGCACCGATGATGGCAGTGGAGTCCCACACCTCCTTGGTCGCCCAGATCTTGCTGGCCTCAGACGGGTACTGGTTGAAGAACTCCCCGGATTTCAGCGGCATGACGTACCGGCGGAGATCCTCCCAGACGCCCTTCACCGTGTTGCGGTCGGACTCCAACTGGTCATACCGCTTGATGATGTCGGTGTTCTCCATCAGCGTCTCCTGGCCCCGGCCGGAATGACCTTGAAGCGTTGCCGCACCTTACGTGTTTCCGTCGAGGATTCCAAGGCGACCGAGTCCTCCCCCTCCCCGACCATCATGTACTGCAGGGCGTCTGACACGTGGGAGAACTCGTTCTTGTCGGGCTCGTCACGAAACCTCTCGGCCCCCGAAACCGCCACCCGGCGGAAGCAGTACCCGCCATTGAAAGCCTTGCGCAGCTTCTTGCATCGGGGGTGGATCACCAGCGCGGGCCGCCCCAGCAAAGTCAGCCGGGTGAG